CGCTTCAACTAATTCTGTAGCGGTTCCTGCTTCCATAGCCACACCACACACATTGTTACTTCCAGTGTGAACCTTCCAAGTTCCGTCAGTGTGTACCATTAGGAGATCACCAAGGGCAACTGTGCCACTTAGCTTAACCTTGACCGTTCCGCTTGCTCCTGCCATAGAAGCAATCGTGCTTTTACCTGATGTAGTTTCTCCATCGAGAATTACACCGAAGTTTCCATTATGTGCTGTTGCGATAGCAGCTTCTCCTGCAACTATCTTAACTGCATAACCTTCTTTACCAGTTTGGTCAGCAGCGGGAGTGAGTGCAAAAATTGCTGTATCTCTTGTTAATGATCCTGCCATTTTATTATCCTATTATTATTTGTTTAGTTAAACAGTTGTGGTGAATCGTAACGAGTAGCGTTCCAAGCTTGTTCAAAAGAACAATTACCATTTCTGGCTTGGTACTCTTTAGCTGCTCTCATTTGAGCCTCTTCTGTCGTTGCGATTGTTCCGCTCTCATCACGTTTGGCTTGTACCACACGTTGAAAGGCGGGATTTACGGGTAGTGCATTTAGCAACTCAACGGCTGAAGGGTCGTTGCGTAAAATGGAAGCCCATTTAGCTTTTACCTTTTCATCCTTTGGAGCTATGCGTCCGTCCTTTACGGCTTGGTCGACTGTAGATTCAGCAGCAACTTCTTGCTCCTTTTTCTTTTCCTCGTCCATTGCCTTGATCTTGGCCTTTAGGGATTTAATTTCTTCGTCCTTTTCGGCCAGCTTATCCATCGCAGAAGTTTCATCCTTTTTCTTAGGCTCTTCTTCTTGCGAGGCTATTGGTTTCTTGTCCTTTTCTTCTTCGGTCATTTGACTTTCAGTTTTGTAATAATCGCCATCACTGGCAACTATCGGGGTTATGTCTTTAAACGCTGGCCGATTTACTAAGCCACCCGCATTTAAAGTAGTTCCATCAATCTCTCCCTTGCCATTCAAGGTAAAGGTTGGCGAAAATTTACGGTAGTTCCTTCCTTCCAAAGCTTGTTTGCCTTGGCTTGTCCATTCTACCTTGGCACGAACTCCTCCCTGTTCGGGGTCATTCCCTGCCCAATAAAATCCAGTTACCCATCCGCTTGCCTCCTTATCGTCATGGTTAAAGTCGATAAAGATTTGCTCCCGATCTCCTGCGGTTATCTTATCAAAAGATTGTTGCAACATTTCAGCCGTATTAGCGGAAACAGTAAGTGTTAGCTCCGCTGGCTTGTTGTTCTTTGTTGCTGTGATGTCATGCTTTCCCGGTGGAAGGTATTGAATGTCTTCCGGCAAGTCATCACCAAGGATCTGCGAGCTTATAGCGTGGATAATTTCATCAGTGTTATAAGTTCTTTTTGCCATAAAAGTTTTAAACTCCTCGTCATAGTTGTAAGCCAATACATCACTTACAGATTTGCCAGACTCCCACATACGGCACGACCAATACCTAGCTTTATACTTAGGGCCGGGATTAGTGTCGCATTGATGCCTAGCTCTGAAATTCTTTCGGGCTTCATCATCATCCCTTTTTATCTCCATCTCTGAGTCGCCAAATGTAACCTTAACTACATTGTCTTTCTCGTTCTTAACATAAACAGCAAACTTCTTTGGCCCTTCTGGAGTGCGGAAAGGTTTATTTAGCTCCTTGTTGTCATCAGCTTCCTTTGCCTTGTATTGACTCATGCAAACAGCAAACCGTTGCTTAGAATCTGGATACTCGCTTGTCATAGTGCTATCGACCATGCAGCGATCAGCAAAAACATCTTGGCTCTCATCTTTTGGAGTTGGAAGAGGCATTACGTTGTCCTCCTTTCCTCTAGCTGACTAGCCCAAAATTCTACACCATCATTAAAGACATCTGTAATTTGTTGCTCTGTTGGGATGCTGTTTGGCCAAGGCTTTTGAGTTACTGACTTCTTGAGCAAATAGTAAGGGGTAAAACCTGACTCCTCTTGCATTGTAGGAGTTTCCCTTTCTGGAACCTTTAGCCCTAGAGGTTTGTTTTCCCTTCTTGGCCTTTCAGTCCTTGGCAGCTTTTTCTTTGCCTCCTTCTTAGCATTAAACTTTGCCCGAGGTACAGAGCCACTTGGCTTGTCAGGCTTAACTAAAAGCAAGTTGCCTTTCTTTGACTTGATAACAAATAAGTCAGGAAACTGCTTTGCTGGTCTAGCGTAAGATTCTGAATGGATTGGAATAGTTAAGTATTGAACTCTCTTTGCTGTTATTGTTCCGCCCTTAACTTTATGCGGAAGAATTGGGCTTGCTATAACTACTGCAACTTTTCCAAAACCTTCACTTACTGGATTGTTAACGCTTCCCCCTATTTCCCTATTCCAAAAGTTCGTTCTTCTGCTTGAAAGCTTATTTGGCTCTTTATCGTTTTTCTCACGGTAAAACTTTTTGAGGTAATTGGAAACTCCTCTAGCACCTACTTTAAGAACGTTATCAAGTTCCTTCTCGCTAAACTTCATGCGATCAATTCCAGAAGGAAGTTCTACCTTGGCTGCAATCATTTCTCTGCTTTCTCCATTTCTGGCAAAGGAGAAGCTTCATATCTTTTTACTGCTCCGTTTACCATTGCGGCTCCCATGTTACGTTCCATTGCATCCTGCAAGACTTTAGTGTCTAGCTTGTCGAATAGCTCTGGCATGGTGTTCGCTGCCTTTGTAATTGCTCGCTCAAAATCTTCATCAGAAACATTATCGTCTAATGCTTTGCTGACTAACTGCACGAATGCGGGTTTAACTGGGGCAAGCCATTGCTCACTAACTCCAGTAATATCTTCCATAACATTGTTAAGAAGCTTGTCCCTTGGCCCCGGCTCTGCTCTTTCTGCCGCCTCAACTACTGACCCGTCCTTTGAAAACATTGGGGGCTGCATTGGGCTAGGCTCTGGTGGGGTAATAATCTCCTCCCCACTCTGCGGGATAGGAACATCATGTCTGTCATAGAACCATTCCCTTGGCATATCAATGCCGCTACCTAAAAGTATCTGATCCCTTTGAGCTTCTAAAACTGGATCGCTTGGCCCTGCTAAATCTGGCACAAGTGTAGGCATCTCGTAACAGTTGCCATAATTCAATTCACAGATTGACCTAATTAACTGCTCATTAAGAACGTCAGCCGTCCATTCACAAATGTCTTGCAAGCGTGTACGGTGAACATCTTCGTGGACTTCTCCTAAAGCCCTGCTCCCTGAGTCCCCTACATCTGTAGTTAAAGTCTGGCCAAGGATTGTAATATCGCAAAGTTTGTCAGCTAAATTAATAAAATAGCTTTGAGGATTGTCTGCCCCTGACTTAGCTGCTTCCTTAAATTCTACTTGTGTCCCCGCTGGGAAAGCTCCCCATGAAGCTGCCCCCATGTTTTCAAGCATATCAGCTATATCATTCTTGATGTTAGAAGAAGAGCCGGGGTCATAAGTTGCCCAGCGTAAAGGTTGACCGAATACTTGAGCATAGTTAAGCAACCAATCACGACAATAGTTTTGACCACTCCACCAGTAAGCTAATTGTCTAAGTAATCCGTAGCCCATTGAGTTGCCAGAGCGGTTTTTATAAATACCAATTAAGAACTTATTGTCTGGAAACTCTTCATAAATTCCATCGGCTTGCGGGGATAACATTAAGTCAGGGCTATCATAAGGAAATGAATAGTAGCGAGGATGACAGAAGTAAGTTGATTTAGGGCAAACCCCTTCAGCTTTAACTTCCCACAATATTTCTTGCACTGAAAAGCCTTTGCCTACTCCATCACATAAATCATAAATTGCATTACGAAAGCCATTAGTCCCTTCAATTGGGTTGCCTATCCAGTTATCAATCGCATACTGAACAAAGTCCGCTTTAGCTTGGGCTGACTCAGTTGGCTTTTGTCCCCGCTCAGTAAAAGGCATCACTGTATAAGTTGCCCCTGCCGCAGCACTTTTTAACTCATGTAGGTTTTTAGACAGCCTTGACCATGAATCCTCCATTAATTCATAGACTTGGTATTGCTGGCGAATATCCCCGTTTAAGGCAGATCGAAGAATAGCTATTACATTCGCAGGGCTTTGTTTGCTCCCTAGCGAATTGCTATCCATCCTATCGCGTGTACTTGGTGCGATTACCCTTTTGCTTACAGATGTTCCATTTGGCTCCTTCTTAGCCTTGAACACATTCCCTAAACGGTTTCTTAATTCAGCTATCATACTAATGTCGGCCTTAATCCTGCTAGTTTGGCCCTGCCAAGCATGATGTTATCTGTCTCTTGGATTGCCCCGGTTCCTTGGTTTAGCACTGAAGCATAAGTAGCCAAGGCTAAAGCCGTACACCTATCGGCGTGACCATCTGCCCTTCGTAATGCTCTGTACTGTTTATTTCCTCCCTGAGTAGTTACTTCATTCACTGAATGCAAGTCCTCTCGGATAGCTTTATCTCTTGGCACACGGATTGAACGCTCTTGAAACGCTCTACGCAAGCCGGGAAATATCTTAGCTTTAAAGCCCTGCGTAAAAGTGCATTGCTCTAGCTTGTATTGAAAACGATTAGCTAAAGACTCACTTAAAGCATTGCCGATGCCTGTTGAATCAATAGCTGCATAAGAAGCTTTGCTGATACGGTCAGAAAGTAGTTCCTCCTGCAAATGGTAAGGAGTGTCTTTAAGTGCTAGAACTTCTCTAGTCCATAAAACATCCCCAACCTTTTCCAACGTCCAGCAAACCGTTAAATCATGTTTCCTGCCTATATCAATCCCAACATAACGAACGGATCGGCTGCTTTGATCTTCAAAATCAATTGTAGCCTCATCATTCACGCACTCATCAATTAAAGTGTAAGGCAATAATACATTAGCAGCGTCTACAAACTCGCATTCGTATTCTTGAGCCCAAGCATCTGGGTCGTCTAATCCTGTCTTTAACTCCTCGGCATTCATAGGCAATCCCTCCTCTATTGCTGAATGAATTGTTGTCTTATGTTGGACAAAGCCTAATTGCTCTGACTTGTTCCATATCTCATAAAACTTAGAATTACGCCCCGCTGGTGTGCTTATGATTCTTATCTTCAACTCTCCCCTCATTGGGTTAGAGATTGCAGGGTAAATAGCTTCGTAAATTCTGTCTGGTCTTTCGTGAAAAGCAAACTCATCAAGAACAAGGTTAGCTGAATATCCACGAACAGTGTCGGGGTTTGCTGGTAGTGCAAGGATTCTTGACCCATTAGGAAACCTCACTTCGCTGGTACGACAGTCTGGCTTATCTAGCCCTAAGGCATCTGTTACTACTCTTGCCACTCGGTTGCCTTTGACCATCCATTCCTCAGACTGCCGTTGACCAGCAGAAAGCACTACCCAATCCGTGTTAGGTTTATCAATGCAACTAGCGACAGCCTCAAAAGCTGAACCAAGTGAACCACCTATCTGTCTGGACTTTAGCCAAATCTTGAAACGTGAAGCATCGGAAACCCATCGTTGCTGGTATGGCAACATGAGTTTAAATAAAGCTTCTGCTCGTTTCTCTTTGTCCATTTAGTTGTTCTCTACGTTTGGAGCTCCTAGCATTTCCCGCCAAGTTCCAACTAGAGTTTTTTCATCAGTGATTAAATGGCCAGAGTGTTCCACATTTACATCTGCCCTGTCTGTGAAGCCACATACGTTTTTAAGAGCAAAGATTAGGCTTACTACATTATCCTTTTCTAAAGCCTGTTGAACCAATTTACGTTTAAGGGAAGTTTTCAGCTTGGCCTTCCCTTTTTCATAGGCAACGCAAAACTCACTCTCAGGATTCTTGTATTGTCTTTGAATCACATCGTGAGAACAGCCCAGAAGAGTAGACATTTCACCTAGCGTAGCATTCAAACCGCCTAGCCTTTCAACTAGATCTAGGTCAAAGACTATTTTAGGCCTACCGCCGGGATGTTTGCCATTACTGGCTGG